TAGCCTAACAAATATGACAGGTGTAGCTTACAATATATTTGAACCTTTACGATTATGGGTAGGAGGCCCAATCAAAATTAACTCTTTTTATAGATGTCCAAAACTAAATAAAGCTATTGGTGGTAGTAAACGTTCACAACATTGTGAAGGAAGAGCTATAGATATAGATGATACATTTGGGTATAAAACAAATGCAGAAATGTTTAATTACATAAAAGATAATTTAAATTTTGATCAAATGATATGGGAGTTTGGAGATGACAATAATCCAGCTTGGGTTCATGTTAGTTTTGATTCATTAGAAGGAAACAGAGGTAGGCTTTTAAAAGCTATAAAAGAAAATGGTAAATCTAAATATATTTTAATATGAGTAGACCAAAGAAAAAGTTTGGCCAAACTACAGTAGGTAAAATATTAAAAGGGGCAGTAGGTTTGGTTAACCCAACATTAGGGTCTTTGATACAAGGCGAGATGTCTGTAGAACAAGTTATATCTTCTATCAAAAATGCAGACGCTCCAGTTGAAGATAAAATAAAAGCACAAGAAATGATTCTTGAAGCTTACGAAGCAGAAGTTCAAGATAGAGCTTCGGCTAGGCAAAGGGAAATGGCGGCTATCCAAGCAGGATCAAATGATGTATTATTTAAAACTGTTGGGTGGGGTATAACCTTATCTTTTGTTGCGGTGGTTGCAGGAGCAATAGGGCTTTGGGAAATACCTAAAGAATCTCAAAGATTGTTTGATATGGGTTTTGGAGCTGTGGTTGCAGCTTTTACACAAGTGATTGGATATTACTTTGGAAGCTCAATGGGATCTAAACACAAGACACAAATGATGAACAAGAATGGCTAAAAGTGTAGCTTTTGTTTATCGTGGCAAAAACAAAAAAAAGAGACCAGGTGTTCATGCGAAAAGCAAAACATCTCGTTTGAAATCTTCAAAACTGTACAAGAAAAAGTATCGCCGACAGGGCCGATAAATTATTCCTATCTTTGTAGGAGTTTAATTTAATAAAATGGACATACGGAAAATATCCATAGGGCCAGATTACAAAAGTAGCGCTATGCACTATTTAACAGGCCAAGAGGTTTTGGGTGGAAAATACTTTATACATTTAATACAATACGACAACGAAAGAAACACCGTAAAAATATGGATTCAAAAAAACGATGAAGTTGTTTTATGGAAAGAATTTTCTCCCTCTATGCCAATAGCTGTAGAGTATAATATAAACTTTTAATGAAGTCACCATTTAGCTTTATAGTACAACCATTAAACAACAAAAGATATAATAACACAAAACATATTAGTGGTAAAGAAATAATTACTAGTACATCAGAAGAGAATCATTTAGCATCCAACAGGTATGGTGTTGTTGTTAGCACACCTGTTAATTACAAAGGACAAATAGCGCCAGGAGATATTCTTCTTGTGCACCACAACTGTTTTAAATTTTACAACGACATGAAGGGTAGAAGAAGAAGTGGTAAGAGTTATTTTATGAATGACTTGTTTTTTATTGACAACGATCAGTTTTATTTGTATAAAAAAAACAACAACTGGATATGTCATGATAGATACTGCTTTGTGCAGCCACTAGAAAAACAAGATTCATTTTTAGAAAAAAATTACAAAGAAGAACCTCTTATTGGTATTATGAAATATCCAAACGAATACCTATCTTCGAAAGGAGTAAAAAAAGGAGACCGAGTTATATTTAAACCTGATAGTGAATATGAGTTTGAAGTTGACGGGGAAAAACTATATCGAATGTATGACCACCAAATAACAGTAGTATTATGAATTATTATATAAACTGGTATGATAATGTGTTGCTTAACCCATATAAGTATGTAGATGAAGCTCTTAAAAATCCATTTCAAAATGTATTAGATGGAGATAGTATTTTCAAAAACATACAACCAAGAGATCACGATGAAGCGGCAGCTTTTCTTTTAAGTATTTATCCTGATTATGATGTTACATATAATTTTATAAGACAATCTTCTTATAAACAAAAAGAACCTAATTACATTCATTCAGACGAAATGATGGGTGATAAAACCGCTATACTATATTTAAATAAAATATATCCTAAAGAAGCGGGTACAACCTTATATAAAAACAACAACCCAATGTGTACAATATATGGTAGTTTTAACAGAATGATTGTATTTGACTCTACTCTTCCCCATTCTAGAAATATGTTTGATAACTTTGGAAAAGACATACACTCAAGATTAGTTCAAGTTATATTTATAAAAAAAAATGAAACCAGAGGAACTGAAGAAAAAAATAATTGAAGCGGGTAACATAGCTGTTGAGCAGTTAATTAAAGTTGCTAAAGAAGATATTATAAAGCCCGACCCAGAAGATGAGTTAGCGGCAGACAGATTAAAAAATGCAGCGGCCACGAAAAAGCTTGCTATATTTGATGCGTTTGATATACTAAGTAGAATTGAAAATGAAAAACAAATAATTAATAATGACCAGTCCCCATCTCAAAGCAGACAAGGATTTGCAGAAAGAAGATCAAAATAAACTATATCAGGTTTTAGAAGACTACATACCGTCAGGGGTTGTCAAAACAAAAAATAAAGCTAGAACCTGGTTGTATGGATACAACATGAAGTATGATGTTGTGGTTATATCTAAAACAGGACAAATAGGATCTATTATAAATATTAATGGTTTATGTATAGCGCTGCCGTTTGAAAAAGATGTATACAAAAAAAGTCTTTCAAAAAAACAACAATTTTGGGAGCGTAAAGATTTACCACAAGAACTATCTCGAATTAACTCTATATTTCAGTGGAATGAAATGCCAACTAATTTTAAAGACAGATGGATAGATTATATAGAAAAAGAGTTTGATAGAAGAGAACAGGGGCATTGGTTTTATAACAATGGAATATCAACATATATAACAGGAGCCCACTATATGTATTTACAATGGACAAATATAGATGTAGGCTATCCTGATTTTAGAGAGGCGAACAGAATATTTTTTATTTATTGGGAGGCCTGTAAGGCTGACAAAAGATGTTTTGGTTTATGTTATCTTAAAATCAGAAGGTCAGGGTTTTCTTTTATGGGGTCATCAGAGTGTGTAAACACAGGAACATTAGCCAAAGACTCAAGGGTTGGAATATTATCAAAAACAGGATCAGATGCTAAAAAGATGTTTACTGATAAGGTAGTTCCTATAGCAAACAGGCTGCCATTTTTTTTTAAGCCAATCCAAGATGGTATGGATAAACCAAAAACAGAATTAGCTTTTAGAGTACCAGCGTCAAAAATAACTAAGAAAAATATGCACGAGGTTTATGATGACGAACTAGATGGTCTTGACACAACAATAGATTGGAAGAATACAGATGAGAACTCTTATGACGGAGAAAAACTTTTACTCTTAGTTCATGATGAAAGTGGTAAATGGATAAAACCAAATAACATTTCAAACAACTGGAGAGTTACTAAAACTTGTTTGAGATTAGGAAGCAAAATAATAGGCAAGTGTATGATGGGGTCAACATCCAACTCATTAAGTAAAGGAGGAGAAAATTTTAAAAACCTTTACAACGACTCTGATGTTTCCAAAAGAAATAACAACGGCCAAACAAAAAGCGGTCTTTATAATTTGTTTATACCTATGGAATGGAACATGGAGGGTTTCATTGATAGATACGGTCAGCCTGTTTTTAATAAACCAGAAGAAGAAGTGTTAGGTGTGGATGGAGAGTATATTTACACAGGAGCTATAGATTATTGGGAGGCAGAAGTAGAGTCTTTAAAAAAAGATGCGGATGCTTTGAATGAATTTTACAGGCAGTTTCCTCGTACAGAATCTCATGCTTTTCGAGATGAAAGCAAAGGAAGTTTATTTAACCTTACAAAAATATACCAACAAATAGATTACAATGATTCATTAATATTAGATCATCATATTACTAGAGGAAAATTCTATTGGAAGAATGGGCAAAAAGATTCTGAAGTTATATGGACACCAGATAGAAATGGAAGGTTTAAATTGTCTTGGTTTCCAAACAAACATTTAACAAATAAAAAGATTAGTAAACTAGGGACGTTTTACCCAGTAAATGAGCATATAGGAGCATTTGGATGTGACTCTTATGACATATCAGGGACAGTCGGGGGTAGAGGTTCTAATGGAGCGTTACATGGCCTAACAAAATTTAATATGGACGAGGCTCCTAGTAACGAGTTTTTTTTAGAATATGTGGCAAGGCCACAAACTGCAGAAATATTTTTTGAAGAAGTTTTAATGGCTTGTGTTTATTATAGTATGCCAATACTTATAGAAAACAATAAACCTAGATTATTATACCATTTTAAAAACAGGGGTTACAGGGGATATTGTATGAATAGACCTGATAAGCATTATACTAAATTATCTAAATCAGAAAGAGAGCTTGGAGGTATACCAAACTCTTCGGAGGATGTTAAACAATCACACGCTGCTGCTATAGAATCTTATATTGAAAAGCATATAGGTCTAGATTTAGAAGGGACATATAGAGATAATTATGAAATGGGCACAATGTATTTTAACAGAACTTTAGAGGACTGGGCTAGATTTGATGTGAGTAATAGAACTAATTTTGACGCTAGTATCAGCTCTGGATTAGCGGTTATGGCAAATCAAAAGTCTCTGTATTTACCTATTTCAAAAGAATCAAAAATAAGTCTTAACTTTGCAAGATACAATAACAAGGGATCAATAAGTGAACTAATTAAATGAAGGAAATCACAATTAATATTAAAGAAGTAGGTTTTCCCACTTATTTCGTATCAGACGCAGAAAAAGAAACTAAAGAGTACGGACTTCAAATAGGACAAGCTATTCAATATGAGTGGTTTCGTAAAGACACTAATGGCGCAAGATATTACAGTAAGTTTCGTGATTTCAACAGATTGAGATTATACGCAAGAGGAGAGCAAGCTATTGCTAAATACAAGAATGAATTGGCAGTAGATGGAGATTTATCATATTTGAATTTGGACTGGACACCTGTTCCAATTATTCCAAAGTTTGTGGACATTGTAGTTAATGGAATGTCTGATCGTTTGTTTAAAGTTAAAGCATACGCACAGGATGCGCTTTCACAATCTAAAAGAAGTAAATATCAAGACATGATTGAGGGTCAAATGGCAGCTAAAGAAGTTTTGAGCACTGTGCAAGAACAAACAGGGTTTGATCCGTTTATAATGAACCCTGATGAGCTACCAGCAAACGACGAGGAGCTTTCTTTATATATGAATTTAAATTACAAGCCTGCTATAGAAATTGCAGAAGAGGAAGCTATAGATACAATGTTTTCTGAAAGCCATTATGACGATATAAGAAAAAGATTGGATTATGATTTAATGGTTACAGGTATTGGTGTAGCAAAACATGAGTTTTTACCTGGAGCAGGAGTTCAAATATCTTATGTAGATCCAGCAAACTTAGTTTACAGTTACACCGAAGATCCTTATTTTAGAGACTGTTTTTATTGGGGTGAAATTAAAACTGTTCCAATAACGGAACTTGTAAAAATAGACCCCACACTAACCAATGATGATTTAGAAAAAATATCTAAATACAGTCAAAATTGGTATGATTATTTTAATACCGCTCAGTATTATGAAAACGATATATTCTATCGCGACACAGTTACTCTCATGTATTTTAATTATAAGACCACAAAAAAAATAGTTTATAAGAAAAAGATTATGGAGGATGATAACATCCGTATGATTGAAAAAGATGACACATTCAATCCACCAGAGGAAATGATGGATGAGGGAAGTTTTGAAAAAGTAGAAAAAACTATTGATGTTTGGTATGATGGTATTATGGTAATGGGTACAAATATTATTTTAAAGTGGGAGCTTGCAAAGAATATGGTTCGTCCAAAGTCTAGTTCACAGCACGCACTTTCTAATTATGTAGCTGTTGCACCTAGAATGTACAAAGGTGTTATCGAATCTTTAGTAAGAAGAATGATACCTTTTGCTGATTTAATACAAATTACTCATTTAAAACTTCAACAAGTAATAGCTAGAACAGTACCAGATGGCGTTTATATAGACGCTGATGGCCTTAATGAGGTAGACTTAGGGACAGGTCAAGGATATAATCCAGAAGACGCTCTGCGGTTATATTTTCAAACAGGTAGTGTTATTGGACGTAGTTACACTCAAGAAGGAGAGTTTAATCAAGGAAGAGTTCCTATTCAGCAGCTAACTTCAAACTCTGGCGCGTCTAAAACACAAATGCTTATCGCTAATTATAATCATTACTTAGACATGATAAGAGCGGTTACAGGACTAAATGAAGCGAGAGATGGCTCTACACCAAACCCAGATGCTTTGGTTGGAGTTCAAAAGTTAGCCGCTCTTAATTCTAACACGGCAACTAGGCATATACTTGATGGAAGTTTATTTATATTTAGATCTTTAGCAGAAGCGCTAACTTATAGAATAGCAGATGTTTTGGAGTTTTCAGATTTTAAAGATGACTTTATTAATAAAATAGGAAAATACAATGTTAGTATTTTAAATGAAATATCTGATTTATATATTTACGATTTTGGCGTTTTTATAGAGTTATCTCCAGACGAAGAAGAAGCTGCAAGATTAGAGCAAAATGTACAAATTGCATTATCCAAAGGGGATATAAATTTAGAAGATGCTATAGATATAAGAGAAATAAAAAATATAAAACTTGCTAACCAGCTTCTAAAAGTTAAAAGAAAAGCTAAGCAAGAATCTGATAGACAAAGAGAATTAGAAAAACAAGCACTTACTTCACAAGCACAACTACAGTCTCAACAAATGGCTGGACAAATCGCAATGCAAAAAATGGAAGCTGAGAATATGTATAAAATGAAATACAAACAAGCTGAGATAGCTTTCGAAATAGAAAAAAATAAGACAGAGGCCCAACTTAAATCACAGCTTATGGAGCAAGAGTTCCAGTATAATATGCAAATTCAAGGAATGAGTCAGGCCGCTATAAGTAAAAGAGAGCAAGATAAGGAAGAGGGTAAAAGCAAAAGAATTAGCCAAGCTAATAGCGAGCAGTCACAACTTATAACTCAACGTAAAAACAATTTACCTCCAAAAAGATTTGAATCAAACGAAGACTCTCTAGATGGTTTTGATTTATCCGAGTTTTCACCTAGGTAAAAGTGTATTTTATTTTTATTTAACTTTGTATAAAATTTAATTAAATGGAAATAAAAGTACGAGAACTAACTGACGTTGAATCAAAGTCAAAACAAGAAATAGAAAAAGAGCTTTTAGATAAGCACGAAGAAAAACAAGCTCTAGTAGAACAACCAACTGAAAATTCTACAGAAGAGATAAAAGTGGAGGAAACAACTTCTGAACCAGAAGTAAAAGAAGAGTCCACTGAAAAAAAAGTTGTCAGCGAGCAAGAAGTTGAAGTTAAGGAAGAAACTCCTGAGCCTCAACCTCGTGAAATCGATGACAAAGATGTTCTTTCATATATTGATAAGAGATATGGTAAGCAGATCACATCTATGGATGAGCTTTTAACTGAAAGGGAAAAAGCAGAGGAATTGCCAAAAGATGTTGCTGCATACTTTAAGTATAAAAAAGAAACAGGACGAGGAATAAATGACTATGCAAAATTGCAAAGAGATTTTTCCGATTTAAATCCTGATGCTTTACTAAGAGAATATTATTCTATAACAGAAGAAGGTTTAGATTCGGAAGATATAGATATGATGATGGATGATTTCCGCTACGATGAAGAAGTGGATGAGCCAAATGAAATTAAAAAAGTAAAGCTTGCAAAGAAAAAAGAAATTGCTAAAGCAAAAAAATTCTTTAGAAATCAACAAGAGCTGTATAAGCAGCCCCTTGAGTCAAGGGAAAGTTCTGGCGCTGTTGATGAAGAATATGTAGCTTACAGGCAGTCTCTTGAAGATGCTAAAGCTCAACAGCAGGAAAATGAATATAGATCTCAATGGTTTGTCAAAAAAACTGACGAAGTTTTTAACGACGATTTTAAAGGTTTTAAATTCGATGTAGACGATAAATCTCTAGTTTTTTCTCCTGGTAACGCATCCGAGTTGAAGAAAGCCCAACAAACAGCTATGAATTTTGTACAAAAATTTTTAGATGATAAAGGGTATATAAAGGACGCAACAGGATACCATAAAGCTTTGGCAGTAGCTATGAACCCCGAAAGGTTTGCTAAGTTCTTTTATGAGCAGGGTAAATCAGCGGCAACAGATGATGTTATACGAAAGACTAAAAATATTGATATGTCTGAGCGTAAAGCACCAGAAGTTTTAAGTAAAGGAGGGTTTAAAGTTAAATCAGTTTCTCAGCCTTCAAGCCGAGGACTAAGAATTAAGAGTATAAAAAGAAGTTAAATATTAAAAAATTAAAATTATGCCAGGACAGGTAAAAACAACCCCGACTTTTGCGTTGACACCGAGTTCAGAAAGAACTCCAACTGCGCAAAACTACATAGTTAACTTTGACTTTTTGAATCAGTATCTACCTGATACTTATGAAAAAGAGTTTGAGCGCTATGGAAATAGAACTATCTCATCATTTTTAAGAATGGTGGGGGCAGAAATGCCAACTAACTCTGACCTTATCAAATGGGCAGAGCAAGGTAGATTACATACTAAATACACAAACGTAGGAACAGCTGCGCTTCTAAATGCGGATACAGCTACTTTCCAAGTTAATGACACTTTAGATCCAACTGCTGCAGAGCAGGTAATTAGAATAGGTCAAACTATTGTAGTTGTTCAAAATAATGGTTCAGGATCTAACAAAGCTGTTGTAACTGCAGTAAACAATGCTGCTGGCGGTAGAGGACAATTCACTTGTGCTTTTTATGAAGCAGGTGGTCTTGTAACTGCTGGATCAGGTGTTGGTAACGCAGACGTTACTGTGTTTATATATGGATCAGAGTTTCAAAAAGGAACAGCAGGAATGGCTGGTTCTTTAGAAGCTAACGACTTTATCTTTGAAAACAAGCCTATTATCATCAAAGATACTTACACTGTTAATGGATCAGACATGGCCCAAATCGGTTGGATTGAAGTTACAACTGAAGATGGTGCGACTGGATACCTATGGTATCTAAAGTCTGAGCATGAAACAAGACTAAGATTTGATGATTACTTGGAAACTGCAATGATAGAAGCAGTTCCAGCTGAAGTCAATTCAGGTGCTACTGCAGCAATCGGTTTAAACACTGGTGCTGGAGCTCAAGGAGCTGGTTCGGATGGAATATTCTATTCAGTTTCTCAAAGAGGAAATATCTGGGACGGTGGAAACCCAACTACATTAGCTGATTTTGATTCTATTATCAGTAGACTAGATAAGCAAGGTTCAATCGAAGAGAATGTAATATTTGTCGACAGACAATTTTCATTCGACATTGATGATATGCTAGCTGCACAAAATTCTTATGGTGCAAATGGTACTTCTTATGGTCTATTTGATAATGATGAAGAGATGGCTTTAAATTTAGGTTTCTCTGGATTCAGAAGAGGTTATGACTTTTATAAAACAGATTGGAAATATCTTAACGATCCTACAATGAGAGGTGGTTTACCAACAGGTGCAGGTTCAGGCAGAATTAACGGCCTACTTGTTCCAGCTGGTTCAACTAGCGTTTACGACCAAATCCTTGGTAAAAATGCTAAGAGACCATTCCTTCATGTAAGATACAGAGCTTCTGAGACTGAAGATAGAAGATATAAAACTTGGATTACTGGATCAGCTGGTGGCGCTGCTACTACTGATGTGGATAATATGCAAGTTAACTTCTTGTCAGAAAGAGCTGTTTGTACATTAGGTGCTAACAACTTCTTCTTATTCCAAGAATAGTAGTTAAGTAGAGAGAGGGGGCAAGTCTCCCTCTCTTATTTTTAAATTTTAAATCTAATTAAATGAAAAATACATTCAAAGCGAAAGCTTATAAGCTAACTAAAGAGAACGCTCCGTTATCTTTAATATTAGCATCCCGACATACACAAAGATTCCCTTTATTATGGTTTGACGAAAAGTCAGGTATTAACCGACCTTTACGTTATGCTCGTAATCAAAACAGTCCTTTTCAAGATGAACAGGACGACACCGCTATTTTAGAACCTATAGTTTTTGAAAATGGTTTTCTATCTGTTCCAAAAACCAACCAGGTTTTACAAAAGTTTTTAGAGTTTCACCCAGGTAATGGTAGAATATTTGTAGAAATAAATAAAGAGGCCGAAGCGGCTAAAGAAAATCAAATCATAGAAACTGAGGTAGATGCGTTGATTGAGGCAAGACAACTAGAGGTAGACCAAGTAGAAAACATATCTAGAGTTTTGTTTCAGAAAGACCCTGCAAGATATAGTTTGCAAGAGCTAAAAAGAGAAATACTAAGGTTTGCAAAACGACAACCTGAAGATTTTTTAAGAATACTTAAAGACCCTTCATTGAAAATGAACGCAACAATTCAAGGATTCTTTGATGTTAATCTTTTGACGCTACGCAACAAAGACAAAGAGATTTGGTTTAACACTCCATCTAACAAAAAGAAACTGATGAATGTTCCTTATGGAGAAGATCCAGTGTATATGGCATCATCTTTTTTTGTAAGCGATGAAGGTGTTGAAGTTTATAAGCACTTAAAAGGACTGCTTAAAAATAAATAAACATTATTGTATATGTAAGAAGAGGTCAAAATTAACGGCCTCTTTTTTTTTGCGTATCTTTGTACAAACTCAAGTACGATGATAAATTCTGTACGAAACACAGTATTAGCGATTATAAATAAAAACAACTACGGGTATATATCTCCTGCAGATTTTAACTTGTTTGCTAAACAGGCGCAGTTGGATATATTTGATGAGTATTTTTATAACTATAATAGACAAGTAAACGAGGAAAATGCTAGAGTTTCTGGAACAGGTTATGCAGATATAAAAAAAGGCTATGAAGAAGTTATTGATACTTTTTCTGTAACGGCGCAACTGACGCAAGATGCCACTAACGTATACACAATGCCTACTGATTATTACTTAATTAATAAAATATTATGTTCAAGTGGAGGAACGTTTAAAGGTGAAGCTGAAAGAGTATCTCAATCAAAAATAACATTACTAAACGGTTCTCTTTTAACTGCACCCTCTACAAACTTTCCTGCATACACTCAGCAAGCAAGTAAAGTAACTGTGTTTCCAGATACTTTTAATGGCGCTAATGATATAGAGGCACAGTATATTAGGTATCCCCTAGATCCAAAATGGACATTTAGCACCATCGCAGGTGGAGCACCCGTGTTTGACCAAAGTCAAGCAGATTACCAAGACTTTGAATTGCCAGCAGACGATTCAAATAATTTGGTTGACAAAATATTACAGTACGCAGGTATCTCTGTTAGAGAAGGAGATATTTACAAATTTGCATCTGTTGAGGAGGAAAAAGAAAATAAACAAGAATAATTATGGCTTACCTAGATCAAAAAAAATATTACACTAATGACGCGGTTACCCCAACAAATGCTAACTGGGGGTCTTATCAATATGTTTCCCTCAAAGATATAATTAGCAATTTCTTACTGATGTACCAGGGCAACCATCATCTTGTTAATAATGTAAACAGATATAAGATATTATTTCACGCAAAAAGAGCAATACAAGAACTCAACTATGATGCCTTTAAAATTATTAAATCTTTACAGTTAACTATATATGATGACTTAAAGTTTGTGTTGCCACCTGATTTTGTAAACTGGGTAAAATTATCCTTGTTTAAAAATAATGTAATTAGAGATTTGATTGAGAATGTACAGGTTCAATCCGCAACATCTTTTTTACAAACAGCTAGCGCATCTTTTACTTATGATGCTGATGACAATGCAACAACTGAAGAGTCTGCTTTAGATACAGCAAGAAAAAATGGTAGCTTAAAAAGTGTTTATTTAAGAAATGAAGGTGAAGCAGACAATAACTCTGGTTCTTTTGATTTTGATGGAGACGATATATATAACTCTAGAATAGGGGCGCGTTATGGTTTAAACACAGAAACCGCTAATTTTAATCCTACCTTTACTATAGATAGAAAAGCAGGGGTTATAAACTTTGATTCAACAATGGCAAATCAGAGCTGTATATTACAATACATATCTGATGGAATGGAAAATGGTAATGATGATGCCGTAAGTGTCAACAAACTATTTGAAGAATATGTTTATGCTGCAATCAAATACGCTTTGTTGAATAACAAGTTTGGAGTACAAGAATATATAGTTAATAGAGCAAGAAAAGACAAAAGCTCACTTTTGAGAAATGCTAAAATTAGGTTAAGCAACATCCATCCTAGCAGATTATTGATGAATCTTAGAGGTGAAAATAAGTGGATAAAGTAAAATGGCTAGAATACAAAGAAATTTTGTAAGAGGACGAATGAACAAAAGCCTTGATGAAAGGCTGATACCTAATGGTGAATATATAGATGCACTTAATGTTAGGTTAGGTTCTACAGAGGAATCTGAAATAGGTGCTGTAGAAAAAGCCAAGGGTAATAGCCAAATAACTAGATTATATTTTATTGATCCTATAAGCGGCAACAACGTTACATTAAGTAATAATGCTCGGTGTATAGGAGCGTTCGAGGATGGTGCAAACGAAACATTGTATTGGTTTATACATGATGGGGCTTTCCCTTTAGGAGATACAGGTAAATGTGATATGATTGTTTCTTTTAATAATTTAACAAGTGGAGTTCGTTATCATGTTGTTAGTGTAGATGACGGCTCTGGAGTAAATACAACTTTAAATTTTAATCCTAAAAATTTAATTACAGGTATAAATAAAGAAGGAGATTTGCTTTTCTTTACAGACAATTTTAATCCACCCCGCTTTATAAATATTAGAAACGCATATAAAGAACCTGTAGAGGCTGCTTTAGTAACAACCAATGTAGTTGCTTTTGCTTTTACAGCAGGCCTAACAACGGGAGCGGGTATTGCTCAAATCGGTTTTCATAGAGGGACACTACCTGGATGTCCTGTAGCTACAGGAGGAGTAGGTGCTGGAGCCGCACCCACTACAACGACAGTTAACTTACCAGGAACAGGGTGTTACACTTTAACACAACCAACTCAAGCAAGCAGTAAAATAACACCTGGTTTTGGAATACAAGGAGCAAACAAAGCTTCTAATATGAGACTAACAGAATTTATCACAGACATTAGTGGCTCAACAAACAATGTAACAACAATGAGTTTCTTTGTTGGTGACGGAAGTAGTGTTTCTGGAAGCGGTAACATAGCGGGCAAGATTACAGGTTCTGATGGAAGTAGTGGGACTTACAGTTGTAATTTTAGAAATGAACCAATAAATCAAATAGACGACAGTGGTTTTTCTCAAAATCCAGAATCAACAGGTACTGTGGTTTTACAAGGATTGACATTAGTAGATGGTGTAACTTATACTTTAACTTTATAATATGCCTTATATAGATCAATTTAGCGCAGAAAGTTTATTGGTGATAAAAAAACCACCTTTAGCAGCACCTACTATTTTCAACAAACAATTAAGTAATTCTGAAAACACTTTTTTAGAAGACAAGTTTGTTTGTTTTGCTTACAGATACCAATATCAAAACGGTGAGTTTTCTGCTGTATCACAGTTTAGCCCTCCTGCTTTTACAACTTCAAGTTTTTCTTTTGATTTTGATAGTTTTTTAAATGAAGGTATGGTAAACACAACTAATGCGGTTGATATTACTATAAACACGGGAGATAGTTTGGTGGTTGGGTTTGAATTATTGTTTAAAGAAATGACTGACAATACTATTAAAGTTATTGAAAAGTTTAATAAAGACACAGAAGGTATAGGTGATAACACAGATTTCGTTTTTACTTTTGATAATCAAAAAATATTTACAGTTCTTCCTGAATTTGAAATATTAAGAACTTACGACAACGTACCCTTACTCGCACAAGCTCAAACAATAATGGGTAACAGGCTAGTCTATGGAAACTACTTTGAAGGGTATGATTTAAAAGATTCATTTGGAAGAGCAACAAATTTTACATATAATACAACTCTACTTACAGAACTAGTTGAGGATAATAGTTTAGACGACAAGACAGTATTTAGTGAAGCTACGTTTACTTTGTCTGGAAATATACCAGTGCCGTCAGGTGTTATGACTATGGATTTTGAGGGTATAGATCTAGTAAAAGGGTCATCTATAAATTTTGGTTTTAATTTAACTCATTCTGCATTTAGCGGCAGTTCTCCCTTTC